TTGTAAAAAATGGTCATGAAGGTGTTATGCCAACTTTGTTAGCACATGGAAATCCTGGGGCTGTAAAAGATGCATTGGTTAAAGCTTTATCTAAAGATGCATCTAAACATGATATTACAAATGTTGATAATATGCATCATAGTACAGTTCAGCAATATATGCATGACAACAATATTGATCCGGAATCATTATCAGACAAGCATACACAAAATTCTTATGTTTTTAAAAACCTAAAAGATAAAGCCATGCATCAAAAGATGCTCAATGCACCAAGAGATGCGGATGGAATTCATCCTATGGTTAAAAAAATGATGAATGACCTTAATAGAGATAATGCATATCAAAAGTTAGATGATATCAATAAAAAATTCACATCCGGTTATGATTTTCCAGACCAGTTAAAAATTACAGGACATGAATTGAGCTACATTTTAGATCATCTAAACAATACAGTCAAAGATCATATGCCTCATCAAGAATATCAAAGTGATGATATAGCAAATAAAATATCAAAATTTCCAGATAAATTTTCAAAGATATTTGATGATTCTCATGCAGAGAAGGCCAACAAATATATCGATGCTCATGTTAAACATCATGGAACAAGCTTAGATTATTACAAACATATTATTAATGATCATTTGCATGATATGAAATATGATAACGCTACACCTGAAGAAAAAGGAGATCTTTTAGCTAAAAGATATCTTACTGATTATAAAGATAGTACGTGGGGTATAGAAGATTCAATGGGTATGAATCATTCATTAAAAAATGATAAGAATGATTCCATGAAAACTTGGAAACATATTATCGAAAAACATCTAAGCAACATGTATGAAAATACACCTGAAAAAAATCGTCCAAATTTTGTTAATCAAGCTTCATCTAAGCTTTTATCCATGGTTATAGATCATTATTATTACCACAATTTAGATAAACACAAAGTAGCTGATGACATGATACGTCATATCAAAACACATGTTTCTAACAATGAATTAAAAAATGCGTTGGCTGCAGCCTTCGAAAAGGATAAAAAATGGCTCTAATGATTAACAAATTTGGAACTGTTGTAGATACATCAAATTCTGGACACGCTCACTGCAAAGGCCAGAATATGCATGAAGATCGTCGTCCTAGAGATAGATATAATTATGAAGACCCATATGGAACTGATGAACACCATAATAGTCATTTGGGCAGAAATGTTGATGAGGTAGAAAATGCTTTAACCAAGCATTACGAATATCCAGATGAGGACAAAATTATTGATGATTACACATCAGATTCATCCAGATTAAACAACTATAATATGGATAGACATAAAACTAGATATTTTGAGGATCAGCGCACAGTTTCATTAGAACATGAAATACAAAATAAAAATTTAGATAGGATGTTGCATTCCAGAAGAACTCCGACATATTTGGATGTTTTTCATGGCGCAGCATTCAATCCAGGAGAAGAAGCATCTAAGCATCCGGAAAATAGATTGTTCATGCCTGCTTATACATCGACATCGATAAGTAAAAAAGTTGCAAAAGGATTTGGTAATCCTCAAGATGATGGTTATAAACATCTAATTCAATTTCATTTGAGTCCAGGAAATCCTGGTGGATACATCGGGCATCATTCAAATTTTCCAGATGAAAGGGAATTCCTATTGCCAAAGGACGTTTCATGGAGAATTCATCATACACCAGATGAACATGAGGAAGACGGAAACAAAATTAAAGTCTGGCACGCATATGATATGCAACATCATCCAAATGAATTGGATCCAAAGATTAAAAAAATGCTAGATCATTATGAACAAAATCCTCTGGAAGCAGGAATTGCTGCTAGAGATCATAGATTAATAACTAAAGATTTAATTCATCATGATGCAAATGATATAGGAATTGATCCGCAGCATATCAGAGATATTCATTCGCACGGATTATTTTATAACATCAATAACAGCAGCGGCCATGCGGGCCAAATAATTTTAGATCATCCTGCAACAACTAGACAACATATTAATGATTTGATTTCTAAGTATAATCCTAGCAATAGTTCTATCTGGAATGTAATGCCGTTACTAAACCACAAAAAATTTACTCCAGAAGACATGGAAAAGCATGGTAAAGAAATATATGAAAAGCTCAAAAAGGATCCATTTATTTTGGCGCAATCCACAAAATATCCAATGATAGCAAAGAATATAACACCTAAAGATGCTATTAATATTTCTAAATCCGAGCTCTCGCACACTGCTCAAGCTCTTTTACATTCAGCGTTAACGCATCATGGTCATGATGCTATGCTTAATGAGTTAAAAAAGCATGAAAATGTAGGGCACCACGCATTAGACTATATGACAGCGAAACTTTTGGGATCATTAGCACAACATAAAAATGAAATATTAGCTAAGCATAAGCCAGAAGAGTTTAAAGATCCAAAAATGCAAACGTTGATGCATAACTATAAAAAAGAAATGACAGAATCCAGACTTGATAGACTCAAGAGGATTCTGTCATAATTTACTTTTGATAGAAAAACCCTTCATACCAAACTTGAGTGTAGAGGTGATGCAGATCGCGATCTTCTACACTGTTTTTGAAGTTATCATAATCGATATCCATAATTCTCTTAAGCATTAATACTGCAAAATCAGCCTTACCACAGAAAACTCGATATTTGTAATCGGCCGTTGGAGTTTCTAAAATATTGTAATTTGGAAAAAGCTCTTCGAGAATTTCCTTATCTCTAGCTCGAACAATAAGAATTTCACCATATTCATCGTGTTTGTCTTTTACAACAGAGACAAATCCTGTATTCATAAAAATCCAAATAGTGAAATCTCCTATAAATAAAATGTTAGTCGCGGATGGCAGTCCCACTAACTCTAATTCAACAAGGAGAATCAGCGATGACTATTTATCTTTATATAAAACGACATGCCGTTACTGGATTAAAGTATTTCGGCAAAACTAAAAATGATCCATATGAGTATGATGGTTCAGGATTATATTGGGTAAAACATATACAAAAATATGGTAGAGAGCATATCATAACAGATCAGGTGTGGGAATTTAATAATCAAGATGAATGCATGAAATTCGCTCTACATTTTTCAAAAAACAATAATATAGTTGAATCTAAAGAGTGGGCTAATATGAGACTTGAAAATGGAAAAGATGGTGGAGGAAATAATCCAGGAGCATTAAATTCATTTTATGGCCATACACATAGCGAAACTTTCAAAAGAGCAGCATCTGAAAGAATGTCAAATAGAATTGTATCAGATAAGACTCGTAAAAAAATGTCTGAATATCAGAAAAATAAAATTAGAGTATACGGAAAAAAATGGTGGAATAATGGTATAAATGAAACTATATCATTTGAAAAACCTGATGAAACATATATTTTAGGAAGATTACCTAAAAATAGAAAATAATCTTATGTTTTATATAAGCCCTTTAGCTTATTTTTCCTTTCATTGAAATTATTATACAAATCTTGCCAATTTGTCAACCCAGAATTTCTAAAAAGATGCTCAACATGATCATCATCTAGTTTAGGAAGAATTTCATGTGCGGCATTTTGAATCGCTTCTGGATATTGTTTATGCAAAGATCTAAAAACTTGGCCTGATGCTTGATCATTGTTCATTAGAGATTTATGATCATCAATATCTGATCCATATGGTTTAGGTGCACCTCTAGCTCGAAAATGAAAAGCACCACCATGATCAATAGCATGCAAATCGCCGGTTTCTTTATTCTTAATCACATTATCATGCTCTAAACCAAGAATGTCCCAATTCTTTGACAAAACCGCAGCATGATACATTTTAGCTAATTGACTAGCTTGTTCAGGATTGAGCTGATCAAACTCATGAGGCTTCATTTGACCTAGTTTATCATTCCATGGTGTAACAATAGCATCTCGCCCATTGATATTTTTCATCTCTGGATTTACGGTATTGATTCCCATATGGTTATAAAGCTTACCAGTCAGAGCCTCTACTTTTGCTTGATCCGGATTTTTGTAAAATTTTACGTAATGTTTATTACCATCAGGGCCTGAATAAAGCCCGCCTTCATTTGAACCAAATTGTGTTCCAGGCTCTTTGATATATTGATCACTTTCTAAAAATAGTCCAAAGCTTTTCATTTAAATCTCCCTTTGAACTATTTATTTTTTAGAACTTATGCATCTCTCGAGATTGGCGTTGAGCCTCAAAAACATAATTTCCCTTTTCATCGCGATAAAATCGACAAAACCCGGGAAACGCTAGACGTTCAACCTTTCCAGCAAAAAAATCAGCAATGTTTTGAACATCGTCTTGAGAAAAAATCACTTGTTCCATGATGTAGCTTTCCTTTTTAGCATAGTATGCTTAATTTGGTTGGTTTTAGTCCACTTTTGAACATTTTCTAATGCAGTATATTCATCAAATGGCATGCATGAAAAAATATCAATATAGCCTTCTCTAGTGTTATCACAGAAATGCGCTGTGATATTAGACGTCTCTATGAACTGCAGAACAGTCCAACCCTCTAAATGATCAGCATTATGACCGAAATGCAAAATTTGCGGTTCGCCGTAAGCTACCATTTTGATATCTTGAACCAATTCTTTGACCCAAGCCGAAAGTTGATCAGGATTTGTGATAAAATCCTGATCACAGTCTGCCACGTCTAAAATTAGATGATATCCCCAATATTCGTTATTCATTCTTCGTAATCTTCCATGTCCATAAGTTCATCTACATCCATAGTTTTCAACGCTCGTTGAATTTTCTTTTGGCGCTTATGATCACGATATTCATGATAATAATCGTGATATTCATCATCAAAGTCGCGTTCACGATTACCAAACGAACGATGAGTCTTAGACATATTTGTTTCTACCTTATTTGAGTTCAGCGATTTGTTGTTTAGTTAGAGAATGAGCCCTCATTAGATGAGTTGTTCTTGGCCCTGGACGAAATAGCCTTTGCAATCCATCTGTACCAAGACAACCAAAAGGGCACGGTTTAGGATCGTCCTTATACTTTAGAGTGCGCTTTGTTTTATTCTCTGATACATTATCATCAACTTCTTCAACTGTAAACTGATTATTTTCGACAATTGGAAAAAAATCATCGTCGGGTGAAGCTTCATGAAACATGGCATGTGTTGGCTGCTCCTTTTGAACCTTAACAGGCTCTACGTATGCAGACACATATTCTACAGTTTTAGGATCGGGAAGAAGGCCTGGAAATGTATTATAAACCAATTCATACGTGATCCCAGGATATGGTGGGAGCTTGTCCTTCATTTTATTCATGAGCTCCGCATCCTTTGGATGTAGAGATTCTAGAAATTGAATGAATAGCATCTGTCTACGCGTGTCAGACAACTGATCATTTCCGCCTTTCACAAACAGATAAACCTGTCTCCAGGTCGAATAAAACATATCAGTTAAATCTACTCCAGCCTGAGGCTTATATGGTGCAGGTCCAGAAGGAAGGAGAAACTGGATGTTGGGGTCAAATGTGTGTTTTAGAAACATAACCATATGAACATTTGGAGCATGGTGCCCCAAGAGGTCTTGGCGTGCTTCGATAGGTGCATTAGAAACTGTTTCTAAAATTTCGTGAAGGGCGGGGCGTCTCATTTAAAATCTCCAATATCTTCAATCAAATTGCGCAGTCTATGTGTCATAAAATAGTCAAATAAATCCGCTTTTGGTTTATTTAATTGATTTTGATATTCAGCCAGAATTTGATCTTGAAGTGTCTGGGGAGTGTTAGACAGATCGATTAATAGTTCATTACGATTATGACCTCGAAGCATTTCCTCAGTGCAAAAATCCTTTGCTTCTTTAGCCTTTAGCCAATTTTCCAATTTTTTGCTAGAAATGCTCTTTTGACGAGTTCCTACAACTAAGCAATTATCTGGTGATAGAAAATTTGGAATTCCATCGCCAACATCCCCGCGGATAATGTGCTCTTTCAAGAATGCTTCTGGATCAGGACATTTAAGATATTTCTTAAACACAGGGGAATATTGTTCCACATTAGGATATGCCTGAAGCTGCTGAAAATCTTTATCGCCGCTTAGAATTAGAATTTTTTCATAATTGAAATTTCGAGCTAAAACACCAATAACATCATCAGCTTCAGCGCCGTCAAGATGGATTACCGGGAAAGGAAAAAATTCTTTAAGCTCATCACGAACTTTATTTAGGTGTTCAAAAATCTTAGTCCAATTTAGTTCAGACGAATCACGATCCTTTTTACGATTCGCTTTATAATATGGATAAATTTGCTTACGCCATGAATGTGCTCCATCAGCAGCAATCACCAAATTTCCGTATTCACCTTTAAATTTCATTAAATTTGCACGAATGCTATTCAAACACATGTGACGAAACAAATTTTCATCAACTTCTGCATTTGTATAGTTTCCTAAAGAAACCATGAGAGTCGCAATCATAATTTGCGACAAATCCATAATAATCATTCTTGTTCACTTTCTTCAGGTAAATCGAAATCAAAAATTTCATCTGTTAATTCTTGTATAGGATATTCTAAATCAGAAGCACGCATAAGTAAACTGATAATCGATTCACGCACAAGAAGAGCATCACGTGTAATATTATCATTCATTATGATGTCAAAACCCATTGAATCGAGTTGATTCAAAATAAAATCTGTTGCGTCATCTGCTATAAGTGTTATATATCCTTCTTTATAATCTCTAACATCTCCATGATATTGATCCTCTGAAATGGGCAGAGGATTTTTTCTTGGAAACATCACAAAGTTATTTGAACTCATTAAAAAACCTTTACTAGAATAGTGTCTTCATTAATTCGACCATTCAACACAGATTGCGTGCTCTTGATATTGTTGAACGTTTTGATAATACCCATTTTAGGCTGGGAAAGAATGCTAGGAAGAACGGCTTCAGGTTTACGCACACCCTTAGAGAAAGATTGCTCTTCAGAGAAATTCTGAATTGTTGTTCCTTTTACAGAAAGACCTTCTTCAGTCGCAGCAATATAAATGCCTAACTTTCTATATTTAGTGTTGAATACAACTAAACCCTTTGCTTTAAGAATGCGCGTGGGGTCGATCGAAGCAATCTTATAGGTGCCACTTTCCTTAAGATATTTCATCTTATTTGTAAGCTGATCGGCAGATTTCACTTTCACTTTACGAGGCTTTCGTACAGTTTTCTTAATAACCGCGGCTGTGTTCGAGCCCTTGACAAAACTAGACACAAAATCCAGAAGAGCCTTCATCTGAGCTTTTGTGAGTTTTGAATATCCCTCTTTAAGTTGAGAGTCTTTCCCAGCTAGAGCTGCCTCAAGTTCAGCTTTAAGAGGAGAATAAAAATCTGAAACCTTCGCGGCCTGGGCGGCCTTAACGTCATTCTTCTTCATATATTCAAATGCGTCAAAATCTGACTTAAAGCCGTTTTCAACAAACATATCAATCTGTTCTTCAAAATCACCAATCATATTGGAAACTTTATCCTTAATACGATCAGCAATTGTGATAGAAGAAGTTTGAACAGAAGAGGTTTTAGGACGTTGATATTCAATAACTTCTTGAATTTTACGCTTTGCCCACTGATAAGAATATTCCGGAAGAGTTGAACCAATATTCACCATTCGACAAAACGCGCCTAGAGTGATACCTGGCTTCCAATCGGGTGCAGCCCTAAATGCAGAAATTTCTGCTGAAGAATATCCATTGGCTTTCATGTATTCAACAATCCATGGAATGCCATCTTTGGATCCGTAATTGTAATTATACCAATTATAAGAAGTAGCAAGAACTCCCTCAGATTCATACACCTGAGGGAGAGGTTCATCACCGATAAACTTATCAACACCACTAGCAAACTTAGCGCGCTTGGCGGCTTTCTTTTCAGCCTTAATGGTTTTAAGGCTCTTTTGGTTTAGAACAGAAGCTCTGGCCATATCAATCCTCATAAATTAAATTAGAAGATCATTATATCACCAAGAACCAGAATGTACACCAGCTTGTGTGATATATTGAGTCAAAATATGCATGA